ACTTCTTCATTAGTAAATGTAAAATAACTATCATCAATAACATCTCCTTCATCTGAGTCAACAATGCTGTCAATAACATTATTGATTTCAGCTTCTTTTTCTAATTGTTTTTTAGTCTTTTTAATACTAACAGATATTGACCCGAAGATAATATCTATAATTCTATTAACAATATTTTCTGTGTTAAATAAAATAAGACTATCAATAAACTTATTGTTTAAATCAGTTAAAGTACCAGTAAAAGCTGGTGCTTTTTTAATTGTAAAAGTGTTGTTAGGTGTACTACCAACACCAATTGAGTTAAATGTTATTTCAAGTACGTTAGCCCAAACCATTGGTGTACCATCGTTTTGAATAACATCATATAAAAAAGTATTAAAATCACTACTATTAGAAAGCGGTGATGTTACATCATTATATAATAATTTACCATTTGGTGAGTTAGGGTCAACTTTAAAAAGGTCTAAGTAATCCACTTTACTAACTTCAATTACGATACCAGTTGTTGAAAGGAATGCTGGGATACTTGGGTCAACTCCGCAACTAACAATGTTTTTTAATTCTTGTTTTAAAGCGATTTTGATATCCTTTTCAATTTGGGTAAGTGAATGTGTTAAGATATCCACAACAGTGCCTACAAGAGCTTCGTAACCTATAAGAGCTTTAATCAAATCTGTTAGGAAAGTAATTGAATTGCCACCATTGTTAATCGATGGAAATGAGGATGACAGCTTAAGTTGAGGCATACCCTCAGTTAAGGTTCTAATAGCTGCAATATTTCCAAAAACTTTTCGTTTCTTATCGATTACCGACATAATTAATCAAACTCTTCTTCAGTTCCTCGTTTTAAATCTTTATCATTTTTTAAGGCTTCTCTAAGACTCTTAAAATCATCAAGGGATGCGGCACCACCAGTTCTTTGAGATACTGTAGCATCGACATCCCCTTTGTTTTTAATAATATCACTTTGAAGCTTGGCTAATTCTAACTTAATACGAATACCAGATTCTTTGACTTTTAAAAGACCTGCTTTTTCTTTAGCTATCTTAGTCAAATCATCTACATCCAATTCTGTTTGTGGTACAGAACTAGCTAACTCATTTATTGTTCTTTGAGCATCACTAATTTGTAGACATGCATCATTATAGGTTTCTTGCATAAGTCCCTCTAATGAGTCGGTAGAATTTACCTTTACATCTGTTTTCTTTTTTCTAGGCAAAATTTTTAAGTTTTTAATTAATTGTTATATTTATTCAAATTTCCTTCATATATAATACCATTTATCTCCCTTGTGGTTGCCCATAATGGTTGTAGATTAGATAAATCATTAACTACGTGAATTGGTGTGTCTTCATCAAATAATGAGACTGGTTTAATATGGTCTATGTGCCACTCACCATAGTTATCCCAAGACATGCCTTCGGTAAATAATGATTCTAAATGTTGTTTAAGTTGGATAGCTGAGTAACCTAACAAATCAATAGTTTTAGCTTCTTTAGATTTACCAAGTCTTTTTAATGTGTTTTTCAAAAATAATCGCCATCTTAATGTATGTGAATTTTTGTTATGGTTATAACGATATTTTTTCCTTTCATCAGTTTTTTCTAAATCACGATAATATTGGATGTTTTCATCATAATACTCTCGTTTCTTTTTTTTAACTTCTGGTTTGGTATTATAATTCTTTAAATACTCTTTGTTTTTTTCACTATTTGCTAATCTATACTCTTTATGATATTCAGATATTTTATCCAAATTAGTTTCTTGATATTTAATCATGTATTTTCTGGTACATGATTTACATGCATTTCCATAACCATCCTTAGATGTTTTACGTTTAGTAAATTCATCTAATTTTTTAGTTAAATAACATTTATTGCAGGTTTTTTCCATATCTATAAATATCATTAATTTCGTTATTTATAGCATAGCACCGTCTGGTGGGTTTGGTGGAGTTAAATTTCTACCTTTTTTAACTAAAGCTGTTTGTAATGCTTTAATCGCAAGTGGTGGTAAATTTAGTTTATCACATCCAATAGCCTCACTTAATATTTGAGCTACTTCAAACTCATTAAAATAAATCATTGGTGGCATTGATTCGTTTAACAAACGTTTATTTGCTTTATCTATAGCTGATTTTTTACTCATGATTTTCTATTTTACTATAAATACCTCAAAAACAGGTTTTATTTCAATTTTTAACTATAAACCATGGTGTTTTAGTAGCTCATAAAGCTCTTTATAACGCTTCATAGCTAGTCTAATATCCTTAGTTGATAGATTAGTATATTCTCGCATGGTTTCTAATACTGAGTTTTTATTGTATTTTGAACCACCATCCATTGATTTGAATATGATTTCCCAGTTTTCCAATATATCGATAAGAGCATTACCCACCTTTCTTTCGTTCTCAGTAAGTTTCTTCTTAGGTGGAAGGTTCTCATCATTTAATTCAGTCTTAATACCTTCAGACAAATTCTTAATAAATTCGTCCATAGAAAAGGTGGTACTATCAATAGTATATGTCATATCTTCACGTTCTTCGATTGATTCAGATATGTCTTCGTATGATGTTGTTTGTTTTAGATATTTCTCATCTTTCATGAGAAGCCCTAAAATATACCTTTTACTTATGGTTCCAAAATATGAATAAGCTTTTTTACCCCTACCACTTTCAAATTTATGTACTTTAGTCATAAGGAAAGAGAGAGTGTCTTTATGTAAATCGTCAAACGTCTCTCCCTTTCTATATAACTTGTACCTTCTAATAATCGATTCAATCATTTTATCTAACGGAGCTTTTAGGTTCTCGTCAAATATCTGATTTCGCTCATTCTGGTCAGTTGATTCTAAAAATTTAATTACGGCCTCTTCTTCTTTCGGACCAAAGTACAATTCATTTGTTCTTTTACGTCCTCTATTAGCCATAATTTTTATCCATTAATTGGTTGATAAGTCACTTCTCTATCTTTAGCAAAGTAACTTTCTTTCTTAGCTTGTGATAACCACCATCTAGCTTCAGCTGGGTCAAGTGTTTCTTTATAAGATGAGAATAAAGAACCTGGTCTTTGATTCATATGCTTATAACCAAACTTAGGGATAACCATAACCTTAACTGATTTAAACGTCATTCTTAATAAGAATTCGTAGATGAAAGTTAATTTAATATTTGATTTGAAACCACCGTGTGCTAAGTAAGCTGATTTCTTAATTACCATACCGTCAGTATTGAAGTTTTGATACGTTAATAAAGCATCTTGATTTAAGAAACCTAAAACTTCAGAGAAGCTTTGTGCCCAAACAGCTTCATTCATGAACCCAACAAATTGATTGTTAGCGTCAACGTCAATAATGATTGGCATGAATAATTCAACATCTTGGTAAGCCTTTCTATATTCTACAAAGTTCTTAAACCAAATCTTAGCGTATTCATCATCAAACTCAAGAATACTGAACCATTCAGTATTTGTTTTTGTAACACCAAAGTTAACTTGAGATGAGAAGTCAGTCTTACCATCATTTTCTGCAATAACAACAGAGCTTTTATAATCACCATAATCGTATGATTTAACAAAAGATGCTACTTCACTACCAGCTGGTACTACGATAACTAATTCTTCTGGTCTAACGATTTGGTCTTTAACACTATTAACAGCGTTAGTGAATAATTTTTGTGTTTGTTCGTTCAACTCGTGAACTGGCAAAATTACTGATACATTACTTTTTTCCATATTGATTATTGATTGGTTGTTTGTGATGCTTGCTCAACTTGTTTTTCAAGTGTAGCAATTATGTTAGCAAATTCTTCTTTTCTAGAATTTACGATACCAGAATATACTTCAGCAGCAATTGCTTTTTGTTTTTCTGGGGTGTATTGACCTGTAGATTCTTCCATAGAATTTAATAAGTCACTTGGAACACCGTCTTCTAACCAAAGCTTAATGTATGTTGCAATAAGTTCTGGAATGTTAATTGTTGTGTTAGTCCAAACACCATTTGTTTTGATAGATGGATTTCCGTTTTCATCTTTACCTTCCATCCACTCTGGAACCATGTTAGGGATTTTACCAATGATTGGCGTACCACATTCCATAGCTTCTATTGGGAATGTACCGAAACCTGCTTGGTCATCAATCCATACAGCTAAACAAGAGTCAGCTAATTCTTTTGCAAACGCTTCTCTTGGAATACCTCTTAATTCTTTAAACGTAATCCATTTATAGATTGGGTATTGTAAGTAGAATGATTTAGCAATCTTAGAAGCGTCACCTTGATTTCTTGAACAGATAGTAACGATTGGCATCTTAGGTTTCTCATTCTTCTTGAAATAAGAAGGAATTGAAACTGGTATTACGTGTGTTCTAATTGAAGGGAACAAACGAGTAATATACTCAGCTTGTCTAGTAGATGTAGTTATTACATCGTGGAACCCATAATCAACGTTCCAACGTTTTCCTAATGGTAATAATTCTAATAAGTAATCGTAGCTTTGTGATAATACGATACGTTTACATGGGAATCCTTTAACTTGGTCCATGATATTAGAAAAGATTTCTGGGATGATAATGAAATCAGAAGGACCAATATTTAATTGATTACCTTCAATTGATGCGTGTGGTAATGAAGCATATTCTTCACCTAACCATTCAGCAATGCCTTGATTATTTTCATTAGCTCTTAAGCTGTAATCATTCTTTTCATGAAGGATGTACGCCTTGTAACCCATTTCGTTAAGTAATTTAACATGCTCGTAGATATTAGCAATACCAGCTGTTGGATTACCTTTAGTATCTAGAGTGAAGAAATAAAGAGAGAACTCTTTTTTGTCCAATGATTCAACCGCTTTTTTTACTTGTGCGATTTGTTCTTCTAATTGATTTTTTTGTGCTTCCATATTTGTTTTTGAAACTTTTGTTATTCTTTTTCTTTTATGATTCCGTAATTATAAAGCGTATTGAACGCTAATTTGAATGCTATGTCAGTTTTTTCCAATGCTCTTTCAGCTCCCATGGTATCGTCAACTTCTTCGTTGTAATCGATAATTGTTTCTAATAATAAACGAATTGTGTCATACTTTACAACTTCGATATCCATACCACGTTCTCTTTCTGATTCGATAGTTTCAGTACCAACAACAACACCTTCTTCATTAGTGACAACTTTAGTGTCTTTAGTCGTTACTTTATCAGTGGCTTTAAGACCTTTTGGTGTGCACACTTTCTGTAGTGCATCTATGTCTATGTAATAGACAACTCCTCCGAATTCAATCATATTATTTAATTTCTTCGTATGATGTTATTTTAGTTGATAGAATTTTATTTCTTAATTCTTCGTCTCTAATGAAATCTAAAATTGAATCAATTTCATAATCAGCTTGAACGTCTTTGTTGTAAGGTGCTTTAACCTTAACACTAATCTTACCGTTAGGTTTAGCATTTAAAGCATCTGGGCAAGCAGTAATTAACACATCAATTCCATTCCATTTATCAGCATAGTTAGATACAAATCTAACATTAGGTGTTTTAGCACCTACTTTAGATAAGAAGAAAAATGTTGATGGAATGCTTCGATTTACTTCACGGCTAACAAGTTCTATCTCATGTTCTCCGTCATCTTTCATATCCATAAGGAAATTATTGAAATGGTTCATTAAACCATCGGACATTAAACCAGCGTGTCCGAACACTTCCAAGGACGCTTCTGAATACAGAAACGAATTAAGTCGATTCACATTTTCGAACTTATAAAACTCTATAAGGTTAAAATTTGTTACATCCTCTTCCTTGATGTCGATATCTCCGACATACTTCTCATAGGTGTAGGCAAACTGACCTAAAAAGTTACGTAAAACCTCGTTGAGGCTGACTGCGATTCGAGCCATATTTAATACATTTATTTANNTAAATAAATGTATTAAATATGGTTTAAATGTAAAGAATTTATTTAAAATAATTTATTTTTTTTATGAAAATGTGTTATATTTAGAGCTTTTTAATAAAGAAGATTTGTTCAAAATAGCAAATAAATTCTCCAATAAAAAAGAATTTAGATTTAATGATAGAAAAACATACGATAAATTATATAAATTAGGTAAATTAGAAGAAGCGACCAAATATTTTAGTAATCCAGTTAGTTGATTTTTTAATGTAATTTGGTTGTATTATTTGTTCTTTAACAAGTTCGTCTTTAAATATTTTTATAAAATAACTTGTTAATTTATGTCTAACTGTTTCATCTTCATTAAACTCTACTATTTCAATACCAGATGTTGGTCTAGCTTTTATTTTTTTTATTAAATTAGATATAGAACTTTCTTTTTTATTTCTTAAATCTATTTGTTCAACATCACCTAGAAATATAATCTTACTATTTTCACCCAATCTAGTTAATATTGTTTTCATATTATCATGTGTGATATTTTGTGTTTCATCAACTAGAATAATTGCCTCATCAATTGATACCCCACGAAGATAGCTAATAGGTAATGTTTCAATATATTTTAATTCTCTTAATTTAATTGTGTTTTCCTTTCCAATTAATTTTTCAAAATTACTGATAAAAGAATAGATAAATGGTTCCATTTTTTCATCAAGAGTTCCTTTTAAGAAACCTATTTCTTCCCCTTTTAAACTGGTAACTGATTTAATTAACACTATTTTTTTATAACCTAAATTACTTTTAAGTAATCTAATTGCTTCAGCCACAGCAATATAAGTTTTACCAGTACCAGCTGGGCCAGTGCAGATAGTAACATCATTAGCCTTAATAGCTTGTGTTAATTTTTTTTGAGTTTCGTTTTTATGCTTAATATCTACTCTTATTGTTGAAAGTATTTTGGCAACACTGTTTAGAGCTGGGTCGAATACTCCCTCCTCCATTTGTCTGTATTTAGGAACAGAAGTTTTTTTACTCATGCAAGACGTTTATTTATAAATATCTCGTTATGTTAAGATTTTAGGTCTTTTTTCTTTCTTTTTTTTCGTATTTTTCCTCTAACTCAGCTTGTTTATATTGGTCGAATATATTGTGAGCGTTGACCAACACGTCAGCTTTAAACTTAATCACATAGTGTCCGTTGTATTCCACTATTTTATCAAACTTAACATTTGTATATGAGTAGTGTAAGAAATCATCCACACCTATTGTTTTATAAGTTATAAATTCAACACCGTTAAACTCTAAAAAAGCGGCTTGTCTAGGGTTAGTTATTGCTTTCTTAACATCGCTAATAAATAATCTAGTTGTTCGGTTGAATTCGTCAGGGTACATACTAACATAAAACTCAAGTAATCTTTCGTTTTCGTTTATTACCCTAACACACATTTTTTTTGTGAATCGTTCTAATTCAAATTTTGGTAAAGCAGAACGGTTGATTTTAATAGGGTGTTCACCTTTTAATTTGGCAAAATATTCTTCAGCTTTAACCTCACCGTGCGTAGCACTTTCAACTTCACCTTTTTCATTCTTGTTTATGATAGCTGAGTCAAAAGCTTTAATGTCTTTCATCGCTTCATTACCGTCAAGTGTTATTTCGGTATTATCAACAACCATCTCTAATGGGAAGTCATCAAAACTATCTATTTTAATTTTAGTTAACCCACGTTTTTTATCAACCTTAGTTACCTTTGTTATTGGAAGAATAATTTCCTTACCGTTTTCATCAATGTGTTTTTCGTAACCAACAATCTCAGCTTTATAGTTCTCAACGGCATTTAAAATCTTATAGGTTCTCCAACGAAGGTCCATTACTTCTTGGTTTACAATATTATTCTTCAAGGCATGTAATAACGTCCCAGCGTCTTTTTGAGTATGACTACCAATATTCGCTTCCAACGTTTCTTTTTTTTGAGATAACGAATTTTTTTCAACATTAGATAATGCTATCAACATAGCAATCATTTTCTTCTTAAACCATTTCATTATAGTATCTCCATTTAAAACCACCAGCTGTTTTTCTTTTACCTAAACAAACAGCACTTATTTTACCTTTAGTTATTATTAACTCACGCTCCGCATCCCCAGCATGTGCCCATAATTTTATTACATTACCATCTAAATCTAATTGATAGACTGGCTTTCTCTTTTTTGAAACTGAACCAATCTTAGTTAATCTCATTTTTTCAATAGATGTTTGTTTCATTGGATTGGTTTTCCTTATTATGGACATTTTATTTTTAAATTCATCACTTCTTTTTAACCCCTTTATTTTTTTTGATATTTTTGTTTTTTGTTCATCACTCATTTTTTTTCCAGTATTTAATTTTTTCATTCTTTCAGATATTTCTTTAGAATATTTTTTTGCTGATTCAGACATCTTCTTTTTGCTTTCTTCAGAATGTCTGAACCCTAATTGACTATTAGCTGTTGGTGATAAATTATATCCTATATCAGGGTTTGTGACACAATAAAAATCAATCCAAAATTGTTCACGTTCAATGATTTTGTTTTTATCCTCTATAACTTCAATAATTTGAAAACTAAAATTATGTGACCCATATTTATCCCAAGCTGATTGAAGATGTTTATTAGGGTGTGTTTTGCTATTTAATAATCTAATATGCGTTCTGATTCTATCTTTAAAACCATCTTTAGTGCTACTAGAACTGCCAACATAAATTTTATTATTAATTAAATTTATTATTTTATAAACACCAGTTTCTTTACTATTAATCATAACATTCCTTTTATTATAAATATCCCGAATTTTAGGAAAGTTATAACTTTCTACGTTATTTAGCCCATTATTACTTCTTGAGTAACTTCACCTTGCTTTAATGAGTCAGCTAATGTCCCTTGAGTGTGTCTTCTTTCTTGATTTACATTTTGTTCAAGAGTACCACCATTTTGACCTAGAGCGTTTTTCTCAACTCCAGACAATGCTAGGTAAGCAGCAGCCGCTTGGTTTTTTAACCATTTAGATAGTTTTTTCATAATTAATTAATTCTTTTATTTTTTTTATTAAATT